TATAAAAAAATCATATCTACCAAAGACTTGATAGATGATGGTACAGTCGCAGATTTTAATGTCAAAGCAATTGTTTTAAATTATTATCCACAAGTCAAAAAAGATTTTAGAAAACGCTTCAAAGATGTAGAACCTAACCAGAGATATCCTACAGAAATTGATTTCATAAACAACAACCATGATAGAAATATATTTTTGAGAAATTTATTGTGGTCACTTGAAAACCAAAATAATTTGATACTTTTTGATAGAGTTGAAAAGCATGGTGTCATACTCAAAGATATTTTCGAAAAAGAAGATAGAGTTCTTCATTTTATACATGGTGGTGTTAAAGGTGAAGAACGTGAACGTGTTAGAAACCTTGTCGAAAATGACCCAATCAAACAGCATAATATATTGGCATCTTATGGAACATTTTCCACAGGCATTAACTTGAAAAAATTGGACAACGTTATATTTGCATCTGGTTCAAAATCAGAAATAAAGGTGTTACAATCAATCGGAAGATCGTTACGTAAAGGTAATGGTGCAGATAAAGCAACACTATATGATATAGCAGATAATTTATCAACAACTAAAAAAGAAAACTATACCTTACAACACTTTAGAGAACGTATAAACATTTACAGTGTTGAAAACTTTGATTTTAAAATATTCAACGTTGATTTGTTTAAAAAATTAGTCTGATTAGTTATAGATTTGGGGTTCAAATGAACCCCATTTCACTCCAAAATCTTTGATTTTGTTCATTCAATACACATTTTGATATAATTTCCCTATGACTCATAGTGATTCAATATTAGAATCTAGAATCATTTGTATCCTATTTCCCCTTACTACATTAAGGATTATAACAACTTTTTTTGTTTTGTCAAGAGAAAAATGGACAAAATAATAAAAAAAATACTTGACAGATGAACTGATATGGTGTAGTGTAAAACTAACAATAATAAAAAGGATAGGCAATGGCAGAAAAGCAAAGAAGAAGAAAAAAGACAGACTATGTAAATAATACTGACCTTTTCAATGCAATTATAGAATACAAAAGAATATGTAGAGAAGCAGAGGACCAAGGAGAGGAAAAACCTATGGTCCCGAATTATATAGCAGAATGTATATACGACATATCGAATAGGTTGTCAACAAGACCAAATTTTTACGGTTATCCATTTAGAGAAGATATGGTTATGGATGGCGTTGAAAACTGTCTACTATACATGCATAACTTTGATCCCCAAAAAACAGAAAACCCATTTGCTTATTTTACACAAATAATATGGTATGCGTTTCTTAGACGGATTGATAAAGAAAAAAAGCAAATGTACATAAGATATAAATCTTCACATCACCTAATTTCAACAGGGGGTACATCTGATTCAGGAGACATGCATTTAACTCTTAAAACAGATGTTGATTATATCAATAGTTTTATTGAAGACTATGAAACAAAAATGGAAAAGTCTAAAAAGAAGAAAACAAAAGAAAATGACTTGGAGAAAGACGAATGATACCAGTAATTATAGAAGATTATATAAGAAAATTGAACGATAAGTCTACTCATATAGAACGTAGACAGTTTTACTACACGTCACTCTTAAAGATAAAAGAGGAAGTAGAAAAATCATTGAAAGACTATGAAAGAGAAAAGAATTTTAAAAAATGAAAGTCGCAATAATAACAGACCAACATTTTGGTGTCCGTGGTGATAGTCAAGTTTTTTTGGACCACCAAGATAAATTTTATAATGATATTTTCTTTCCTACTCTAGACAAAGAAAATATAGACACTGTTATTGATCTTGGTGATACATTTGATCGTCGTAGATTTATAAATTTTGTTACTCTAAAGCGTTCAAAAGAGATGTATTTTGATAAACTGAAAAAAAGAAATGTAACAGTTCATAGCATTGTTGGAAATCATACGGTCTTTCATAAAAACACGAATGAGACAAATGCCTTATCATTGTTGATGAAAGAATATGATAATTGGAATGTATATTGGAATGAACCAAAAGAATTGAAACTTGGTTCGTGTGATATACTGCTGTCACCATGGATAACTAAAGACAACTTCAAGGTTTCTATGGATTTTTTCAATAAAACAAAAGCACAGATGTTGATGGGTCATTTTGAATTTAAAGGGTTTGAAATGAGTAAAGGTTCTTTGTGTGACCATGGTTTGGATAAACAGGATTTTGGTAAATTTGATCAAATCTATTCTGGACATTTTCACCATCCTTCTGAAAATGGTAATGTGAAATATCTAGGTGCGCCTTATGAAATGGATTGGTCAGATTTTGATGGGAAACGTGGTTTTCATATCTTTGATACTGAAAAAAGGGACTTGACATTTGTTCATAATCCGTATAGTGTACATCACAAGATAGAATATGATGATACTGATTTTACCGTGGAAGACGTTACTAACCTTGACGTTTCTCCACTGAAAAACACATTCATAAAATTGATTGTGAAAAATAAGACCAATCCATATATTTTTGATTTATTTGCAGACAAACTTTCTGATAGTGGGTGTGCAGATATTAAAATAGTAGAAGATAGTTTGAATCTTGAAAGCATTGATATGGATGAATTTATTGATGAAAGTAAAGATACCAAACATATTCTCCATGCATATGTTGATAGTATAGAGACTGGTGTGGAAAAGAACAAGATAAAAAATGTAGTCGATGAACTTTATGCGGAGGCAATTTCTCTTTGAATATCAGATTTAGTAAAATACGGTACAAAAACTTTTTATCTTCTGGAAATATTTTTTCAGAGATTGAGTTGTTGAAGCATAAAACTACGTTGATAGTAGGCAAGAATGGTGCTGGCAAATCCACCATTCTTGATGCTATTGTGTTTGCACTGTATGGTAAACCATTTAGGAAGATTACCAAACCACAACTTATAAACAGTATTAATAAAAAAGACATGCTGGTTGAAGTTGAATTTTATATCCTTGATGATCAATATATGATCAGACGTGGTGCAAAACCAAACATCTTTGAAATATTCAAAAATGGAAAAATGATAGATCAAAATTCTACTATGGCAGAATATCAAGACTTCCTTGAACAAAACATACTAAAAATGAACCTCAAATCTTTTGTCCAAATTGTGATTTTAGGTAGTGCAACATATGTACCATTGATGCAATTGACTGCACAGAATAGACGTGAAGTTATTGAAGACTTGCTTGATATTCAGGTATTCAGCACAATGAATGTCTTACTTAAACAGAAGATTTCGGACAATAAAAACCTTATACAAGAAAATGGTTATGAGATTAATGTACTTGAAACAAAGATTGAATCCGCCAGAGATAACAATAATTCAATCAAAAAAATAAAACAAATTCAGGTTGATGATATCAAAGAAAAAGTCAAAAAGCAACTTGAAATTATAGAACAAGAAACTTACGCAGTAGAAACCATACAAGATGAAATCGCTCTTTTAATTGAAAGTATATCTGACAAGCAGGTCATGAAGAACAAATATGATAAGATGAAAGAGTTGCGGTATTCTCTTGAAACAAATAAAAATAACATTATCAAAGAAATATCATTCTATGATAATCATGACAACTGCCCAACATGCAAACAAGGAATTGCTCATGTATTCAAAGATGAAACCGTCACAAACAAGAAAAGTGAAGTTCAAACTATAATAGATGGCATCTCCAAACTTGATATAAAGATGGATGAAGTTAATGTTAGATTAATAGAAATATCGAAAACAGAAGATGGAATTCAAAAAAAGAATATAACTATAGGCGAACACCGTGGGGATATTCGTATGGCGAAATCTACTCTTTCTGAATATAAAAATGAATTGAATGAAGCAGAAAAAGAAGTAAGAACTATTGATGAAAGTAAAATCGTTGAATTGTCAGATGAACTAAAAGAAGCGCATAAGGCACAAGAAGGTCTTTATGAAGATAAAGAAACTCTTAATATTGTATCTTCCATGCTCAAAGATGGTGGTATCAAGACTAGGATTATTAAGCAATATATACCAGTCATGAACAAACTAATCAACAAATATCTTGCTGAATTTGAATTATTTGTAGAATTTCATCTTGACGAAAATTTTAATGAGGTTATCAAATCTCGTTTTAGAGATGAATTTTCATACATGTCATTTTCAGAAGGTGAAAAGATGCGTATCAATCTTGCCATACTTTTGACTTGGCGGTCAGTCTCTAAAATGAGAAACAGTGTTTCGACAAATCTACTGATTTTTGATGAAATATTTGACGGTTCCCTTGATAATGTTGGTGTGGACAGTCTAATCAAAGTTCTTAATGGTATGACAGGTGGTGATAATATATTCGTTATCAGTCACAAAGGTGATGCTTTGATGGATCATTTTGACAGCACAATTAAAGTTGAAAAACAAAAGAATTTTTCTCAAATAGAAAGTTAACATGATTATAAATGAATTTATGGAATACCTCTTGAATAATTCGGATTCAAGAGGTATTCCAGTTATACCCAATGACATGTGGATTAATGTCATAAAAAAATATGAGAAAGATGACATAAGACAAACATTTGCCAGATACATCCACGACAATAATATCACATTCCCTTTCAAGGAAGTTGATCAATATGATTTGAATAGATATTTCTATGAGTTTAATAGGAAATCTATGCTTGACATGTATAAAGATTTTGATGATGTCCGTGAAAGGTATGATTACAAATACACATATGCAGACAATCCGTTAGGAGTGATTGATAAAAGTCACTATTACAATATCGTAAGTGATTATTTTCAGCAAAAAAATAGATTGCAGTGTGGTTCAAATACTACTACATCGCCAGTTGGCATATGGAATGATGTGAAAATGCTAGAGAAAATGAATTGGCATTTTTGGCGTCTTACTGTTCTAGATGGGTGTGATATTAATGAAAAATCAATAAGAACAAGTTTTCGTCTAGGAACTTATACTGCAACACAATTCAAACCTAGTGTTGCAAAGGCATTATATCAAAAACATAATGCTGTTAATGTATTGGATACATCTTGTGGTTGGGGGGATAGACTAGCAGGTTTCTATGCAACGCCAAATACTAAAGTGTATGTTGGATGTGATCCAAATCCAGATGTTTTTGAAGTATATAAGCAGCAATGCCTGTACTATGATCGCATTTTAGGCGGCAATCCTGTACTAACCGAGCGCGAAGACTATTTCGAATGCTCTGGCGTGAAAACTGTTAAAATATGGCGTAAACCGTCAGAAGATGTAGATTGGACTTTGTATAATGACTTTTTTGATTTTTATTTTACTTCACCGCCATATTATGAAACAGAAAAATACGGAAAAGGTGGATTGAACGAAAAAGAACAGTCTTGGAATAGATATGATAATTTCGAAAAATGGAAAAATGATTTCTTTTTTAAAGTGACTAGAGATGTTTGGACAACCATAAAGAAAGATGGTTATATGATGATAAACATAATAGAACCAAGAACTAAAGAAAATACCAGATTGAATCTTTGTGATGATATGGTAGATGCCTTCAAGGAATTTGATGGTTCTAACTATATTGGGAAAATAGGTATGCGAATGATGGCAAGACCTAATACAGATAAAAATGAGTTGAGAGGTGTTTTCATTGAACCAATATGGGTTTTTAGAAAAAATAACCCCAACTATGTTGAAGAAGAAAAATCTAGTCTAGACAAGTTTTTAACTTGACATAAGACAGAGTGATATGATATATTGATAAAATTGAAAAAACCGGCAAGGAGAATATAATGAGCGGATTTTACACAAGCGTTGAAAAATATGGTAATTCAATCTTATGGCGAGGATATGAAAACGGTAAACGCTTTTCAAGAAAAATTAAATACAAACCTACACTTTTTTTCAAGGCGAAAAGAGGTTTTGAACACGAAGCAGAATACACGTCACTTATAGGCAATCATCCTATTGTTCCTAAAGTTTATGAAAGTATGAATGATGCAAGAGATGATGTTGAACAATATAAAGACGTAGACAATTTTCAAGTATTTGGAAATACGAATTACACTGCGCAATTTATTCAAGAAAAATATCCTAATGACATAAAATTTGATATGTCGCAGATTAATATCTTCTCTTTCGATATTGAGGTGGATATTAGAGATGGATATCCAAATATGGAAACCGCAGACAAACCAATCACATCTATTGCTGTAAAATCATCTAAAAGTGATACGTATCATCTTTTGGGTCTCAAAGATTATGACAAAACCAAAACAGTTACGGGTATTGATCCAGACGATATTCAATTCATGAAATTTGATAGTGAAGCGGCGTTGCTACTGAGATTTATTCAAATCTGGACAAAAAACTATCCAGATATTGTTACAGGGTGGAACGTAGAATACTTCGATATTATGTATATCATCACTCGCATCATAAATGTGTTGGGTGAAGCGAAGGCAAAAGAACTATCGCCTTGGGGAATGATCCGCAAAAAAACAAGAGAATTTTACGGCAAAGAGCAATCCACTTATGCTATAAGTGGTATGGTTGTAATCGACTACATGGACGCATTTAAGAAATTTGGATATAAATACGGAACACAGAATTCATACAAACTGGATAATATCGCACATGTTGTGTTGGGTGAAAAGAAACTATCGTATGATGAATATGGCAATCTAACAAACCTTTATGATCAAAATCCACAATTATATCTAGACTATAACCTTAAAGACACACATCTTATTCAAAGATTTGAAGATGAAACTGCATTGCTTTCATTGGTTCTTACTGTTGCCTATGGTGGTGGCGTAAACTATTCAGAAGCATTTGGGACAGTTGGTATATGGGATACTACTTTGTACCGCAAACTTATGTCACATAACATAGTTCCTTTTGTTAAAGGTGATGCTGGGCAAAGGTCATCCGATCTGGTAGGTGGTTATGTGAAAGACCCTGTTGCGGGTATGTATAAATGGGTTGTATCGTTTGACCTTAATTCATTGTATCCTCACCTTATGTTGCAATATAATATGTCACCTGAAACATTCATCCCTAATTTTCGTGAAAATGTTTCGCAAGAGATGGTACTTAATGGCACATACCAAAACAACGACAAAACCAAGTCGGTTTGTGCAAATGGGGTGTGTTTCTCTAATAGCAAACTAGGTGTAATTCCTGAAATCATTGAAGAATATTATGGCAATCGGTCTAAGATAAAAAAAGAAATGCTTAGAGTTGAACAGTTGGCAGAAGACGAACACGATCCGGTTAAAAAGAAAGAACTGAAAAAGCAAATCACTCAATTGCACAATTCGCAGATGGCGATTAAAATTAGCATGAACAGTCTTTACGGCGCATGTGCAAACCCATATTTTATTTACTATATTGCAGAAATGGCAGAAGCAATTACAACATCTGGGCAATTGTCAATTCGTTATGCGCAAAAGAGTGTAAATTCTTATCTGAATTCAGTTCTTGATACAGATAATGTAGATTATATCGTATACATTGATACTGACTCCATTTATGTCAATATGGAACCATTGGTAGAAAAAGTATTTGGCACTTCTGATATTAGTCGTGAAGAAGGTGAAAAATTCCTTGATGAAGTGTGCCAAGGTAAGATCGAAGGTATCATTGAAGATGGTTACAAAAAACTAGCAGACTATCTAGGTGCATATCGTAATGCCATGGTGATGAAGCGTGAAAAGATTACCGATAAAGCAGTCTTTGTTGCTAAAAAGCGTTATGTTTTGAATACATTGAATAGTGAGGGTGTCCACTATGAAAT